TCTCCAGCCTGACACATTGGGCATTCTTCACAAGTTACATTCAATTCTTTACACATTGGACAGCCACAGCCCTCGTATTCTTTTTTAATCTTTTCTTTTTCTTCTTCTTTATGATACGACTTGCCCATCTGTGAGTCGTACATTGCCATAGCAACCTCTGAATCCATTGAGTGATTATTCATATCTGATTTTTCAGCATCGTGGTGCATCATACCAATACTATATGCTGTTGGCTTCCATGTACCGTCTTCTTCTTTGTAAATTCTAACAGACATTGCTGGGTTTTCTGGTGGCATTGAAACCAAAGCATATTCTGATCCAGGTGTACCAAGTATCCCACCCTCAGTCATAATGTGCTCTATAACGCCGTGTACAACCCCCTCAGAGGTTGATCCCATAACAAAGTCGCCTTCTTTTAACATATAATAATTATACCATGCCGTTTAGCCTATTATAAGTCCTGATCCTGTGGCAGTTAGCACAAACCACCTCACACTTTTCAATCTCTTTCTTGATAGCCCTCCATGAAAAACCATCATGGATCATTCTGGATACATTATACTTCTTGTCTTTTAAGTGATCAAAGTCTAATATTATATGGTTACTAACACCACAATCTACACAGCCAGAATCTTCTTTTATCTTAGCAAGCATCTTCTTATATTGCTGCTTATTATAATGGTCTAACTCTTTGTCAGTCATTGCTATCATTATACCGTGAAAATATTAGGGCCCCACACAGGCAATTCACCTGACTTGCGCCACGGTCTCTATCCAATGGGTAACTATGCCATCGCTAAGGTCCTGTGTGGGACAATATAATTGTAGCATAGTAAATGAGCAGTTTATAGACGACTGCTCAGGTCTATTAGCCACGAAGATTCGACTCCTGCTAACTCTCCCATCAAAGGAGCATCCGTTGTAAAACTTTTTAAAGTCTTATATCGGAATAGTGTTAATTATACTACTTTATTTTACTTGGTTAGTCTTTCCTCCGCCAGATGACTTCCTTGCAGGAGCCTTCTTAACGGTTTTCTTTACTACTTTTGCAGTCTTGACTGCAACATCAACCTCTTCGACTGAAGGCATTCTTCCAAATGCTGCATCTGAAGGGTTTGCTGCTCTCAATGCTACGGGGATTAGTGCTCCGAGTAGTGAGTAAGCAAGCGTCTTTGGATCCGTTACGCCTGAAGCGTAAAGTGCAGTTGCAGCACCAAGGATTGATCGTCCGTATGATGCGAGCATTGCTTTTAGTTGTGTTGTATTCATTTTATTCCTCCTAGGATATGAATTTTGTTAGTACTGTAAAGCCAATCCATAGACCAATAATTCCTGCGACTCCCGCAAAAACTGGTGGTGCTGGTACTGGCAATTTGAATGCAGCAAATACTACGCCACATCCAAAACCTGTTAATACTGAAAGCATGATTTCTTTCATGTATCTATTTTACCATAGTCTTCTGGAAGTATGGTTTTAATAATTTTATACCCATCGACTAAAGATATTCTTTGTGTTTCAGCCAAGACTGGGGGGGCATACTCTTCTAAATAATCAATAACTGGACCAACATCATTGATAAAACTATTAACCTTGTCTTGTGTTAATTCAATATATTTAAAAGCATACTCACGAGAGTCTGAAATAAATTTTAAAAAGTCTTCATTGAACTGTTCTTTTTCTGTCTTGGTATGTTTTTGATTTTCCTCTTGCATCATTAATAATTCTATTGTTTGAGCAAGTATCTGAATATTTTTTTTCTTTTGTATATAAAAAAGAAAGAAAAATGTTATTGATAATACTGATAGGACAACTAAGAATGTAGTCTGAATCATAATTCTTTTCCCCCTTCTCGAACAAGAAGAACGATTGCTCCGTTATCTTCTAGTGCTTTTTTAACACGGATCATGTACTCGATAGCCTGCCTTTTCATTTCCACTGTCTCTAAAGACATGAAGTCTTTTTCTTTTGCTTTAACAGTTATAAAATTATCGTTATCTATAATCTGTAAAGAAAAATTATTAGGAGCATGAACAGATCTAAAGGCTCTTTTCATTGCGTCTGTATACATACTACTCCATTGTTAATGATTGCCATGTCATTCCCCAGTCATCCTTGCTCTTGTGCGTAGCAAACTCTTTTGATATTTCGCCATTTTCTAAGTATACACCACCCCAGACTCCCCACTCTTTACCTGAAATTCCAACAGAGAAACAATCTTTTCTCACTGGACAGGAAGAACAAAGCGCATCAATGGCTGGCCTTAGTAACTCATCATCTTCGTACTTTTCAAAGAATAAATTTGTATCATAATTTAAGCAGACAGCATCATCTTTCCATTTAAACTTATTCATTTACATCACATACTTGTCGGGAATTTCCCATCCTTGATTAGAAGGAATAAATTCTTTTTTAATTTGCCATTTATTATTTTTATATACTCCAAATTTTGAGTAGTAGGCTTTTTCTGAAGGAAATGTTTCAACTACTGTCCATCCATTCCAGGATAGTTGTTTGTTTTTATTTACTATTGATTCCATAGTGTCTAAAGAATTAATTATTTTCATTGTGCTTCCATTCTGTTTGTGTGCCAAAGCACATTTAAAGCATACTTAATTCTAACATGTTTGACTGTATTTGTCAATACTAGTTAGAAGTTGTATACGTTTGTATTTACATTGTTTAGTTTTGATATATGAACAATTTTTGATACTGGCTCTTTTGGGTTAGACAAAAAAGCAAAGTGATCAATTTCTAATATATTTTCTTGCATCCATTCAGAAGTAACTTTAATAAACTTAATAGACTTTCCTCTTAACTTCATTCCCTTTTCAGATAAGTTTGAAAACTCCATTGCCATCATTGTAATGTTGTTTGGTCCTGCAGAATATATGTGAAAGATCTTATCTTCTTCTTTTAACTCAGAAAGGGCAACAGCCATTGATCTTAGGAATATTTGGTAGTTATTAAAACTACTCGTTCCCTGAACCCCTACTATCATCCTTAATCCCTTCTCGTAACTTGTCCATTATGAACAACATCTTATCTAATTGTACCCTATCCATATGGATTGTGTCAACTTGCTCTGCTAAGGTTTTATCAATAAGTTCATTTACCAATGGTGCTTTATAGAAAATATTGTCTTTAATCCAATAAGCATGGCTGTCAACTATTATTACCTTAACGTTTGTCTTATCATAATGATTTTTAGACTGCGTCTTTGAAATTATTTTTCTTGAATATTTCTTGCCATTAGTATATCTATACAAAAGCATAGACTGGCTTATTATCTGAGGCCTATCTCTATGTCGTAATCCAAGGGTATATACAAATAAGACTAATAATATAGTTATAGTTAAACCAACAGCACCATACCAACTATTCATAGGTCCTCCCAATATTCATTGTATCACTTTTTTTCTGAAAGAACCCTGCTAATTTCTTGAAAAACTATTTTTTTATTTTTTTCTAATAGGCTAACCGCATTTAGGTCAAAGGCTTTAGGCCCTAGTTTTATTATTGGGTTTGAAGATGTTATATCCATATCAAGAAACCCATGACTCCAAAGGTACATGGTCTCACTATAAAAATATAAAGAAATATCTTTGTAAAGTTTTGGATTTATGTTGGCAAGTTTGTCTGTAAAGTTATATAAAAACTCTCCAGTTTCTGCATCTACTCCTGATGGCTCAAGTGCTCCAAGGACTATAAGTCTTTCTATTTCTTCATCTTCGTAACTCAAACCCTGACCCTCCAAGTCATCCTTGTTGGGCCCTGATCAATTAGTTGAAACATGTGATGCTCGTATTGATCCTTTAGTTGCTCGTAGATTTCTGGACTTATTTCTTTTAGTTTATCTGTTATGCTATACATCATTTCACCAGTTAGATCATCAATACCCTGAAACTCTACAGCCCCCTGTAGCATTAGGTGTTCAAGCATTGCTTCTTCTTGAAGGCCCATGCTATTTACCAGACTTCTTTCTTGCCTTAGCAAGTACTCCAAAATCTTTAACCTTGGTATCTCCAAGATATCCCCATGCATAACCATCATTAATCATCATGTCATTGAGAGATACTGTGTCTCCATTAACATATACCCAGCCTAAAATGCGACCATACTTTTCAGATGAATCCATCTTTTCAGTCTTAATCACAACAGACTTAGCATCCTTTAGAGACTTCTTTAGGTACTCCTTGGCTTCAAGACCAAGCGCCTTCTCTGCGAGATCTTTTGTGCGAGACTCTGGCGTATCAATACCAGCCAATCTCACAGGGGATCTAAATATAATATTAAACCCTAAATCAATAAGAACGACAATGGTATCTCCATCTACTACGTTCTCTACTTTTCTTACATAGTATTCATACATTATTTATACCGCCAATTTTTCTCTCTCATCAATAATGCTAATCATAAAAGACATCATCTTTTGATATCCATCTTTATTATTCATAACTTTGTTGTAGTGGTGTCCGCAAAAGAAAAGTTCTCCAGTAACTCCAGAAACCTTGACTAAGGCTTCAGAACTACATCTATCACATCTGTCTAAAGGGGATAGTATCCAGTCTTTTTTTACTTCATCCTTAACTTTAATCATTGTAAACATATTATACCTTCCGATTATCAGTGGAATAGAATCCACTACCGTTGAAAACTGCTCCTACTTTAGAGTATACACGAACTAGAGTATGATTGCAAGTATCACATTTATACCCAGGATCGTCTTCTTGAATAGATCTTTCCTTGGTATAT